TTGTTTAGAGTAGCGGTTTGTAACTCTAGGTTTATTAGTAGTGATCCGATAGAAGATTTTTTAGCCATAATTTACACCTTAGTTTTCATGTATTAAAATTCCTAAAGATTTAGAGATTGTAGAAAGAACTTTTCTTTCTTTAGAACTCCATATCTTACTATACTTTTTAGCACCGCCTACTTTTCCCCAATACGCATGGCCGCCTGATTTAGTGGCACCTCTACCACCTTTTCTACCTGTTTGGTTTGGTGACATAAATATATAGTATCCATCACTGTTAACAATAACTGCTCTACCTACACCACCACTTTTAGTTCTTGTAGGTCTTAACTCAAAAGAGTTTTTTAAAAACCCTTTTCCCGTTTTTCCATTTAGCTTATGCTTATGGTTTCTTTTACCAGCTGGTGTAGCGGATATAAAAACCTTTCTTAGATACTCAGCCTGTGGATCTATGGCTTTTCTTATGGATTTTCTTTTGACTCTATCACTCATCTTCTTTAAATTTCTAGTAAGTTCTTTAACTGATTTTTTATCTAGTTGCATCTTCAACATGTTAAGCCTTTACTAAATTTCTAAAGCCATCTAAATCACTCTTTGGCTTTTCCTCAGGTGGTGCGTTTCTTATCTTCATGAACGCTACCCATAAGGTGATCTCACTAGAAGGAAACATTCTAACCTCTTGTAAACTCTTTCCAAGCATCTCAGCTATGCTTAAAAGCACAAACAGAAAAGAATTTTGCTTTAGTTTCCCTCGGTATCCCCGAGTGCATCTGCACCCATTCCATTTATACTAAGTATCTCATTAAACAAAATCTCAGTAGTTTTAGCCGGTATCTCAGAAATCTTTCCTAGTTCATCATCACCAAAGATTCTACCACCAGTTTCATTTACACAACTCATTGCTATAAGTTTTGCTTTCATGTTCTTAGTGTTTCCATCTTGAACTTTTAGTGCCATCATTTCAAACTGCTCACGTCCAGCGGTGGTGAACTCTTTTATCATTATCTCACCCTGTGGTAACTGAACCACCTTTGTAGCAAGTTCTATACTGAACAAATCATTTTTATCTAACATCTTTTTCCTTTATGGTATGGTTTTTATTACTATGTTTGTTTCGTCTTTTTCCAAGCTGTCTTCTGTGTTTTTTGTGTAAGTGTCTTGGGTTCCATCACCTACATCTGTTACGCTTCTATGGTGTGTAGTTACTTGTACTTCTAAGAAGTTACAGCCTACAAGCAAGACTATGCCCAGCACTCCTAAAAGTGCTGAAATAAGCTTAACTCCATACAAAGTTAGAAGCCTTACCCGAAACATTACCTGTAAGGATTGTATCAGGTGCTGGATCACTTAGAGTAAATCCAGCCATTGCTATAGTAAAATCAGCAGTTACAACACCACCAGTTCCATGATCTGCAAATATAATTCTTGCTGCTCTTTTCTCTCCAGCAACTCCAGCGTTTTTAAAGTTAGTTTGGTTTACAGTAGGTGAGTATAAAAAACTTACTGTTAAATCAGGTGCATCACTAAGACCTGAGATGTAATCTTTGCTACAATCTTTTACGGTTGTACTTTCTAGAAAGGTTCCAACCTGTCCGATCTCACCACCAAAAGTAGTAGTGTCTTCTACCTCAATCATAGTTCCGCTGCCAACCGCATCTTCTATAAAAAACATAGTTCCACATGTTAAATGTATTTGTTCTTGAGCCATTTTTTAGCTCCTTTCATAAACTGAATACTCTAAGGCTACACTATATCTATCAACAGGTTCTGAATCATTAGAGTTTGATTTCCCCTGAAAAGTTGCGCCCATAATATTTTGTTCTGCAATACAACCTAAGGCTATTTGCACTCTTTGACTTATCTCTTCTGACACATCGTACTCATCCGCATAAACAGTTACTGTTACAAAGTTTTCTGTATAAGCTAAACCGCTTATACTTTTTGTAACTTCCTGTGAGTCTATGCTGTAAGTTATAAAAGGTGTAGGCGTTTCAATAGGTGCGTTTAAAGGAACAGTGTTTTCCACTGTGTTTAAATGCTTGTATAAGAACTCTGAAACTGTCATTAGATTAGCTCCTTACACATAAGGGTTAAGCTTCTGCCATTGTCAAACTCTAAAACACCCATGACTTTAAACTCTTTATTATCGGCTCTGATAACATCACCCATTAAAACCCTTTCATCTTTAGGTTTTCTCATCACTACTTTTAAAGTAGTTTCCATAGTTTCAGCACCACCTTCAATAAACTCTCTACTGTTTACAGTGGTAATGCCAACCCTGGTGTTTAAGATACTTTCAAACGCAACCGTTTCAGCACCCGTTTCAGTTCTTGTAGTAACTTCACGTACCAACTCAGCCGGGTATCTCAACTTTCCTGACCGCATCTTATCCTACTTGCGGATACATGTAAGGTTCTAATAGGAACTTAATACCATGTGGTAAATCAGAACTATTTGTTCCCATTACAACACTCTCTCTGTTTTCATAGAAAGTTCCACATAGTAAAAGTCTAGCTTGATTTATAGCTGTATCTATTGTATCCATTCCTGTGTTCCATTTTATGTGGCTGCTTGTATATGCATCAACTGGAACACTATCTTTTAGTACTATTACTATATAGTTATTTATATAGTAATAGTGGTTATCTGAAAGATTATACTGTGTTAATGGGGCTACGTCTAAAGTAGTTTCCACAGCTCCAGTAAAATAAACAATTTCCACAAACCCTACAGGCTTAGAAGTTTCATCTGTCGTTAGCATTGGTGGTAAAGTACCATCAAACACACCTATGTTTTGAGTATAGGCACGTTTAAGAAAAACATTTCTACAATAGCTTTCAACCGCACTTAAAGAAATTCCTATAAGACCAGTGATAAAATCATTGTCCTCTACGAAATCTACATTAAGCTGTTTTTTAACCGCTTCAAGTGTTAATGTATCTGTTCCTGCTATTGTATAATCTGCCATCTTAAGCCTTATCTACACCAAGATTATCTATATCTACTTTCAAGATACTTGCTGAGTACATAAATCCTACAATCACTACAGGGTTTGTACTAACCAAATCAGAATGTGGTGCTAAACCACCATTGCTTGTATGAGAAGCTACAATAACCTCGCCTGTGGTAGAAGCCGTGCCTAGGTCTAAATACCCAGCTTCTATTATGTCTATAGGTTGACCACCTGAGGCACTATTTAGTGCAATGCCTCTAGCGTTTTCATACTGTTGCGTACTCGTATCATGTAGGCCAGCAGTACCATCATCTAAAATAGCAACTAATTGACCTTGAGATATTAATTCTTCTGCTATATATCTAGCAATAACTGGCTTTATATTGTCAATTGAATGTGGTACCACGTTGCTAGGTGTTATACTTAAATCAGCCATTACTTATCCTTTAGGGAATCTTTTTTTCTTTGTTCTAGGATTTTTTCAGAAGCAGCCATGATTTCTTTTGCTTCTTTTGTGTACTCACAAACATCAATCCCTACCAATCTAGCCGCCTCAGGTGATTGTAAATTGTACTCTTTCCCTTTTTCCATTGAATGAGTAGCCGTTACATATTTACCGTTTTTTCTTACTTTAATACATTTTACTTGCATGTTATTTTCCTTATGCTTTAATCGTTAGTTTAACAAAACATTCATTAACGCTTGTCATTCTACCATCTGCTCTTGCCGTTCCAAGAACTACAGTTTCATCTGAAATAATCTTAATTTGATCACTTGCTTTTACTGTAACACCTCTGACTAAACGTAACGTATAGTTTTTAGGGTTTCCAAAAATAGCTGGATTATCAGCAACTGCAAAGGCGCCAAGTTCATTGTTTAGTCTAATCGGGTACCCACCGAAAGAATAAATAACATCATGTGCATCTGTAGCCTCACTTTGTACCTGTAAAATCTTTCTACCTGTTGTATCTTTCCACTTCGCAGCAGTTCGCATCATAATGTCACTCATGTAAAACTTTGCGCCCATTCTTTGAGAAGGTGGAATAGCATCAATCATAGCTTCTAAATCATCGGGAACAACTACTAAGGTAGTAGCAGTATCTACGTTTACAATAGCTTTTACAGATCCCGTGATTAAGATAGTATTTAAGATACCTAGTGGTTTCTTCACTCCATCACCATTGATTACACCGGCTTCAAGTGTTCTACCAATACGAATACCAATCAAGTTAGCACTATATACTAGAATATTAAAAAAAGAAGCTTCCACTAACTCATTTGAAACTACAATACCTGAACCACATTTAAAAGCGTTCATTTCGATCTTACCAGTTGCAAAATCTGTTAAATCAATATCTCCATGTTCATCCAACCATAGCGCAGAATTTGCCGTGTCATCCATTGTAGGGTAAGTAGCTATACCATGGTTTTGAGTTTGTAAAATATCCAAATCAGGAATAATTACACCAAATTCTTTAATACGCTCTTTTAGAATCTTTACAAATTCATCGGGTACCAACTCCTTACCCTTGTTTACATCATAAGAACCTACCGCTGCTGAAATGTTTTGTTTGTGTTCTGAAAAAGAAATCTTACCCATAAGAAAAGTTTTAAAAGAATCTTTTTGTACTGCTATAAAATCATCTTCTTTTTCTTCTTTGGGTTTAATGTTTTCCATTGCATACTTTCTAGTAAGTTCAATGGCTTCAATTTGCATATCAACGTCTGAAATTTCTTCCTGGATTGTTTTCATTGTAGCCAGGTCTGTTGATACAATGTTTTCGCCTTTAGCTTGAATATCACCAAGTGCTAAAATCTTTGCCGCTCTAATTTCTTGTAATTGTTTAATTGTCATTTTATTTGCTCCATAATTTTATTTGCTTCTAGTAGAAGCGGATTGACCTTCACTGAGGCACTAAGTGGTTTTGCGTTTACTGGTCTTGACTTACAGTTGTTTGCACATGCAACTAATCTGTTTTTTGAGTACTCTAGTGTGTTTTCTACCTTAGCACTCATTTCTTCATCGGTTAATAACTTATCAACAAATCCATGCTCTAGGATTTCTGAACCAAAGAAGTAAGTTTCAGCGTCCATTAACTCTTTCACATCTTCTTCTGTCTTACCTGTTTTCTTTTGATAAGCTTGAACATAAAGTTTATTTATGCCATCCACTGCATTTAGTTTTGACTGCAATTCTTTTGCAGTTGCGCCCCAAATACTTGCTCTAGCTTCATGAATCATATAAGTAGAGTTTTCATAAGCATGTATCTCATCGGCGGCTAATATAAAGTAACTGGCAGCAGAAGCGGCTAAAGAACCTATAATCGCTGTGACTTTACCACCTTTATAGCCTTTTATAGTCTGATAAATAGCACTACCTTCAAAAACATCACCACCTACACTATCAACATGAACCACTACATCACCACTCATCATAGAAAACTTTTCAGAAACACTTGTTGCCAAGATATCCCATCCAACTTCTCCAGTTAGTCTGATTATATTCATTATCTACCTTTCTTTAGTTTGGGGTTACTCGGAGGGTATAAAGCCTACCCGTTGCCCAAATCTTTTTTTATTCTTCCTATATCACTTTGAAGTTTGTGTACTAAGGTTTTAATCTCATCTTCTTGTTTTATTATCTGTTCCATGGGTTGAACTGGTTCAGGTGGTGGAACAGGTGTTAAAACTTTTTCGTGTAGTGACAATGGTGCCGAATTTAATGGCAGCACAACTTCATTTAAGCCATCTTCATCTTTTAAGTTATATTTTCTTCTAGCTTCATTTAAAGTCATTATTCCTTTTTCTGTTAATTTAGTAATGACTTCTGCTTTATCAGCAGCTGTAGCATTTAGTAAAACATCTACATTAAATTCAAAATATTCATTTTTCGTACTTACAGGTGATAATAGTTTTAAACTCAGTTCTTGTTCTATCATGGTGTAAATAGGGGATAATGTGTATCGTTGATAAATTAGTGCTAACTGCTCTGTATTGTTATAAGTTGCATCTACTACGCCTAAAAGAGGTGGAGGTACCTTGAAAATTTGCATGATTTGATTGTCTGTAAGTTTTGAACTATTGATATATTCTGAATCTTGCGGTGAAATCGGTTTTAGCTGTGTAAAGTTTAGCCCATCACCCAAAACTGGTATTTTACCAGCGTTTTCTGATCCGCCATATTTAGACCCAAAATCTTCTTTTAGTTGTGTTATTTGTTCGGGTTTTAGCTTTTTATCGGTTGTTATAATTCCACTCATGGCGGCACTGTTTTTCACGAAATTATCAGCAGAAGTACTGTTGTTGTATGACCTCTCCAGTGTGTTAGCATGAAGGTTTATAGGACTTAACCCTGTTACACCGTCTAAGCTTATGTTTGTATAGTGAATCATTTCATCGGGAAATACATTTATAGTGTTTCCATTGCTTAAAACTACTATATAATAATATGGCTCACTGGTGGATGTTGTTTTTTTAATACTTACGTTGTCAGTAGGTATAAATATCAATCCTATCTGTTTACCGGTTCTATCGTACTCGATAACACTAAAAGAATTTCCCCAACCTGATAACTGAACCATCATGCAGTTTTGCCATTTAAAATAAGTCATGTATTTAGAAGGTTTTTTAAGCAGTAAAGCAAGGTTTGAGGACTCTTGTTCTTCCCTTCCTTCGTCTGTTTTTTTATATAGGTTAATGTTTGTCATTGCGACTGAATCACTGATCATTCTTATGCAAGAATATACAGAACTAATAGCTAGTTTGTTTGAAGGTTGTTTATTAAAAAAAATGTTCCATTGTGTGCTGGAAACTGAAACTGCATTAATTTCCGTTTTCTTCTTAAAAAAATTGAACATTAACTGCCTTTTTTAATAATTGCTGGTGAAAATGGTATCATAGTCTTAATAAAAGCAGAAAAGTGGAAATATGGAAAATGATTATCTAACCATCCCTGAGGACAAAGAGAAGCAAAAGAGCATTAAAGTTAGTTATGAGGTATGGAAAGTTCTTTCACAATATAAACTAGATACTGATAAAGATAAGTTTGAAGATGTGATTAAAGAGCTTTTAGAAAATGTCGGGTACTAAATAAATGCCAAACTAACACCATCCGTTTCTTCAAAGTGCCTTAGAGCCAAAGTCAAACAGTTTATAGTGGCAGCACACCCATCTATCTTTTTTAGTCTACTTTGCTTGTTTGGTTTTATGTTTCCATTGCTATCTGTAATAACTTCTAGATTTGAAACGTGCCAGTTCATAGCTGGATTACCACAGTGTGTAATATCACCACGCTTTACAATATCTAAGAAATACTTAGTAGGTGCAGAAAGAGTTATCGCACCCTGTCTAACCTGTATACAGTCATAAAAACCAGCCTCGGCTTCTATCTTAGCTATAAGAGCTGTGGCCCTGTATGGATCATAACCTATCTCACAATCTATATCACCATCTAAAATAGGCAGCACATATTCATATACTGCATTTAAGTCAATAGTATCACCTGGTGTAACTGTTATATGGTTATGTAACTGCCATGACCTTAAAGGAACTCTTAATTCTTTCTCTCTATCCTTGATATTCTTTTCAGGTATAAAGAAGTGAGTTTTTAAGTGGTACTTGTTATCATCCAAAAGATACAAAGAGCTTACAGCGGTGAAATCGTCTGATAAAGATAAATCAAACCCAAGTATAATCATTCGCGCATCACTCACATCTGTAATAGGCATACTACAAGCCTTCCATGTTTCAAAAGGTATAAATATCTCACTAACACTTAACCACTCATTTAGGTGTTTACATCTAAAGCTTATTTCATCTGATCCGCTATGTTGCGCTTTTTTGTACTTATCTTCTAAGTACTCCATGTTTACACCATATCCTAAAGCTGGATTTGCTGATATCCATGCTTCTTTATCATGCCATGATAAGCCCTTAGGTATTTCAAAAGCCATTAGGTATATAGCATCATCATCTATAATGCCCTCTTTTACTTTCTTTGCATACTCTAGCTTAGAGTAAAATGCACCTTCTAAGTTATACCCAGCTGTACTAATCATCACGTTAAGAGGTTCTGATCTACTAGCCTGACTTTCTGCTACTACCTGGTAAAGATCATCTGACTTAAAAGCATGGTATTCGTCCACAGTAAAGTAAGAAGCTCTAAGACCATCTTTTGTATCAGCGTTTGCAGTAAGAACCGTGAACGCATCTGTGAATGCTCCATTCACTACTTCTATACTCTTTTTTGATTTATAGATAGTACATTTGTTCTTTAAAAAAGCGTTCTGTTTTATCATGGTTTCACATACTTTAAAGAGGATTTGCGCCTGTTTAGTTTCACTTGCAAGGATATATGTTTCTTTGCCTATTTCTTTATCTAGGAAAAGCATGTATAGCTGTAAAGCACCTAATAGCTCTGTGTTTCTTGTAGGTATCCCTAATTCACCGCATAGAAATAAATGTGAATCACTATCTACCTCTATACATCTAGTGTTTTCATTTTTAACCTGTACTACATTAATAATGCTTATTGTTTTAGCTCTACTTATACCTTTGTATTTTCCATTGTTAGCTTTCTGTATTTGTCTATTTAATTTAAAAGGCATTAGATCCGAGCTAAAGAAATTAACCCTATGATTTAAAAATCTTTTACCTTTTAATAAAGCATTTTTCTCTTTTACATTTCCTTTTATTCCTAAAGAAGAAAGTAACCTATTAAACTGATCTGCAAATTCTTTCTTTTTACATGAAAAGGAAAACTGCCCTTTTTTGTCTACAGTTCCATCCGTATCCATTAACCCTTTTAAAAGCTCTAATCTTTGTTTCCTTGATCCTACTAAATAAATTTCAGGTATATGTTTATTATCTAATAAGTTATAAGCTCTAAGTGAATCTTTAAAATCATTACTTCTACCTGTTTTAGTTCCTACTATAACATTTGTGCATGAATCTCTATCATAAGAGGCTTTTCTTATTCTTGTTTCATAATCCATATAACCTATAATTTCTTCTGCATCTTTATAGCCTAAAGTTAATTCTGTACTTTGGCTTCTACCATCACCTAACCACACGCCTAAATCATAAGCTGATATCATTAAATCTTTTTTATCTAAATCATAAGCTGGTGTTACAGAAGTTTTATATATATATTCTATACCTTCTTTATTTCCATATTTTCTTTTACTTGCATAATCTTCTGCAATCTTTTTAGTTTCATAAACCTTCTGCTTCTCACCCCTTCTATTTAAAAGCCATTCATGGTTTTCATCTGCTTTAATTTTTTGTCCATTTGAAAAAGTAAGTTCATAAACAGTTCTATCATAAAACAT